ATTTACAAAGGATTTAGAAAATTTGAGAATTGCATTCTTCAAATTCCAAAAAATACATCATCAGGATATCCATATTTTGGTAAAAAAGGGGACAAGAAAGTTATTAATTCGACCAGAATTGATTATTTAAAATTCTTTAAAGAATCTAGAACAAATAAATATCTTTGGAAGTTTCCAATTATAATTTTCCATAGATTCCAATCTCAATTAATTAAGACTGTTAGAGGAATTGAGAAAAAGATTAAAATAAGACAAATTCAAGGTGCCCCTTTTCTAATAATAATTTTAGAAGTTTTCTTCTTTAAGGACTTCAAAGATTTATTCTTGAAAACTTTCGATAACATAACGATTGGGCTAACTAGAGTCAAAATATCAGGGAAGATAGATGTTGTTAGAAGAAATGCAAGATCTACAAATCGTAAGATTTTTTGTGGTGATTTAAGTAAATGTGATGTATCGGTTTCGAAATCCTTGATGGTTGCTCTTTATTCTACAGCTTTTCAGTTCATAGACCGGAATCTTTGGAACAAAGCAAGTTACCTAGTTTACTATTTGATCAATTCTCCGATAATATCTACTGATGGGAAAATTTATGTTTCAAAAGGTTCTAATCCTACCGGTTGTTGGTTTACATCAATTATCAACTCCTATTGTTTAATATTTGTATTGAATTATTTCTCAATAATAGTAAGAGGAGTTTTTCTTTCGAATGATGAATATCTAGTCCAGGGTGACGATTTCATTATCAATATTAATGATGGAGAAGAAAAGATATTAAAAAAGATTTTTGAAGATTTTGATTTCAGACTTCATTTACAAAAATCAATTATTTCCAATTATAACGAAGAAGTTAAATTCCTTGGTTTTAATTGGGATTTTAATGGAGAACCAGATAATGATGATTTTTGGATTATATCCAAAATTTTATATCCAGAAAGATTCATAGAATTGGGTGGACCTGAACGTGTTATTGTAAGATATGTTTCATTAATATTTCAAATTAAAAGATCGATTCACATTTGGAACAAATTTTTAATGCACGATGACTACTTGAAGAAGAAAGTATGGAATGATGATAATCCAGAATTCTATGTTCTATCGCAGGACGGTCAGTTAACTAAAAATAGAATTCCTCTTAATAGGTTAACCGAATTGGGTTGGAGAATGTTCTAAAGAGGCCTGCTTAACAAGGATCGGTTTAG